CTTCCAGCGTTGGCGATATTGCAACCCTTTCTGTAACTTGGCCAACTTCCGGTACAGTTACAAGAGGAACTTCTGCTTAATAACAAAGGATAAAAAGTGTTTCTTAACCTGCGCATCACTTCAAAAGATAAATCTACTCGCGATGTTAAAGCAGAGTGGGCAGATTTTATTGCTTTTGAAGATGAATTCGATCAAGCATTTACAATAGTTTTAGACCCTAAAAAATCAAGATTAAAACATTTAACTTGGTTATCTTGGCACGCCGAATCAAGAGATCAGAAAACAAAACTTTCTTTCGAAGATTGGTGCAAAGATATTGCTCAATGTGGATTTGTTGTAGGTAATGAGGTCGAAGATATAGACCCCCTGGAGAGCAAAGCGCCCACTGGCGCTTAGTCCATCTCGCTTACGAGTTTCACATTAGTCCAGAACAAATTATTTCTTTATCGCCTAGAATTGTAAGAACAATGGAACGCTATTTGCGCTGGCGTGTTACCGAAATTAATAAACCTAGAAAGTAAAAAGTTAATGGCAATTAAAGAAGTCGGTTCAGATGCCAACGGAAATATTAAATTAGAGGGTGTATTCGAGTTATTAGAGGATTTAAAAAAATATGAGCAAATCGATTTAAAGAAAAGTCTTTTTAGAGAGATGACTAAAATTGCGCAACCTATTGTTAAAGATGCACAATTTTTTCTTCCTACACAAACAAGTACGCTCTCAGGTTGGGGTGGAAAGAATACTTCTAGTGGGGTCAATGTCGGAGCAAACGAAAGATGGAAACCTAAACAATCAGGATCTTGGGGTTTTCCTGTTTATCACGAAGCCTCTGCTAAAAAAGGTGTTCGCGCTCAGGTAGGACCAAAAGGAAAAAATAGAGGTAAAAACTTTTACACGAATTTATTATCCGTTATTCAATCTAATGGTGCGGCAATGGTTTTCGAGTACGCTGGAACTAAATCTAATAATAAGTTTGCTAAAGCATTAGAATCTAAAGGATTCGGTAGACCGATGAGATCTTTATTTAAAGCCGTAGATAAGAATTTAAAAGAAGTTCAAGATGGTGTCAAAGATGCGATAATAAGAACAGAAGAAGAATTTAACACTCGACAAGCAAAAGTGAGAGGTGATAAATAATGGCCATTATTGCCAGCATTATCTCTACGTTCGATCCTAGAGGTTTAAATAATGCTAAGAAATCTTTTTCTGCTTTAACCGACTCAAACGTTTCAGGTGCTAAAAAACAACAAATAGCAATGAAACTTTTAGGTGGTGCTTTCGCTACTGCTGGAGTTGCCGCAGGTGGTTTTGCAATAAAACTTGGAGTAGATGCAGTTAGGGCTGCAATAGCCGAAGAAAAAACTATTGCTAATTTAAATAGAACTTTACAAAATCTAGGTGTTGGTTTTCAACAAACGCAGGTAGAAAATTTTATAACACAAATGCAGTTTGCAACTGGCGTTTCAGATATGCAACTGCGACCTGCTATGAACCAACTTTTACTTTCAACTAATGATGTTGCTAAATCTCAAAGGATGTTGGAACTTGCTTTAAATATTTCTGCATCTACAGGAAGAGATTTAGAAGCAGTAACTTTAGGTTTATCTCGTGCTTCTATGGGAAATTTTACTGCTTTAAAACGTTTAGGTGTACCTCTTGATGCGACGATTGTTAAAAATAAAGATTTAGATGCAGCACTTACAAGTTTAGAAGATAGATTCCAAGGTGCTTCTGCTGCAGCAGCCGGAACTATGGCTGGAAAAATTGCAATTCTTACTGAACGCGTAGGAGAAGCACAAGAGGCAATAGGTTATGACTTAATTCTTGCTTTACAACTTGCCGCAAATGAAATGGATGGAGTTAATGGTCTAGCCGATTCTATAACAAATGTAAGTGATCGCCTTGGTGATTTTATTGTTGGTTTAGGTTATTACATTGGAGAAATTGATTTATCGATTGATGAAACAAATCGATTTACAAGAGCATTAGAAAAAACTGGACAACAAATTGTTTTAAGTATCCTTGGACCTTTAGGTGCCGCGATTCCTGTAATAGGTGATTTGTTTGGATTTGTTGCAGATAAAGGCGACGAATTAAAAACTTCTAACGAAAATAATGCCCTTGTCGCTCAACTTGCTGGAGATCGATATACAGCATTAGCAAAATCTTTAGGTTATCTGACAAACTCTACTGAAGAAGTTATAGATGTAGAAAAAGAAGAAGCCGAAGCATTAAAGGCTGCAGAAAAAGCGGCAAAAGAAAAAGAAAAAGCATTACAAGATTTACAAAAAGCACAAGAACGTATTAAAAAAACTTCACAAGATTTTGCTTCTTTTGTTGCAGGAACTAGCCCTAAAACAATACAGGGATCTCTAGATGCCGCCAAAGTCGCTGTTGATGATATGCGAAAAGAATTTAACGGAATAAGATCAGTAACAGAACAAACAGCAGATAGGTTTTCCGATCTTTCCGGAGTCGTTAAAGATGAATTAGGTTCTGCTTTCTCATCTGCTGAAGATCAGTTACAAAGCGCAAAAGAAGCCTTTAACGAATTTAGAGATGCTATTTCCGGATCTATTACTGGAACTATAGATTTTGCTTCTGCTATTGAAGATCAAGACTTTGTAACAGGTTTAGAAGCGCAAGCAAATACGGCGATTAAGTTTTCAGAAAAAGTTGGAAAACTTTTAGAACTTGGTTTATCAGAAAGAGCATTAAGGGAAGTTCTAGAAGCAGGTGCAGAAACCGGAACTGCGATTGCTGATCAGATTATTGCCGGTGGTTCAACAGTTGTACAAAAAGTAAATACCTTAGTTGCTTCAGTTGATAATGTTGCAAGTATCGTCGGACAAAAAGGTGCAGAAGTATTTTACTCTGCCGGAGTTGCTCAAGGTCAAGCACTTGTAGACGGAATCAAACAAACTATTTTAAGTGCTGCAGCCGAAATTGCTGCACTCGCTTCATCTTTAGGATCAGTAACTATTGTTCCTCCGGTTACAACAACTTTAGTTACAGATCCGAAACCTCCTCAAGATATTAAAAAACCAACTCCTACAGAATTAACTCGTACCGAAAAAATTGTTAAAGCCGCAGGAGGCGCTCAATCAACTGCCGCATCAAGAAGTTATACAGCGATGGCCGCAGCGATGGGCAGAATTCGTCTTGCTGACGGAGGAATTGTTATGGGACCAACTAACGCTCTTATCGGGGAAGCCGGACCAGAAGCAGTTATTCCTTTATCGGGAACTAATTCAGTAAAAATGGGAACAACTTATAACATAACTGTTAATGCCGGAATAGGAACTAACGGTGCTCAAGTCGGAAGAGAAATTGTAGACGCAATTAAGAAATTCGAAAGAACTTCCGGACCAGTTTTTGCGAGCGCGTAAATGTCTGTACCAAATACAACTGTAGAAATTGGTTTCGATTTATCTTCTCAAGGTGGACCATTTTTTACTTTAGATGATTCTGTGCAAGGTGTTTTAGATAATACACAATTTACTTTAGGTGGAACTCTTTTTTACGATATTTCAGAATTTTTGTTAGGAGTTCAAGTAGCGCGTGGAAGAAGTCGAGAACTTGACCGATTTAACGCAGGACAACTGGATGTTCTTTTAGATAATCGCGCAAGAACTTTTGATCCTCTTTATTCCTCAAGCCCTTATGCCGGACAAATAATTCCTCATAGAGAGATAAGAGTTAAATCTAATAACGAAGAAGTTTTTTTCGGGGTAATAGATGATTGGAATTTAGATTACACACCAACCGGCGACAATACAGCAACAGCGATCGCTTCGGATGGTTTTACTCTTCTAGCAACTCAAGCGCTAACAGCACATACAGCAACTTCACAATTAACTGGCGCTAGAGTTAATGCTGTTTTAGATAGATCAGAAGTCGATTGGCCGGAAACGCTTAGAACAGTTGAAACCGGATTAACAACTTTACAAAATGATGTTGTCGATCTAGGAACTAACGTTTTAGATTATTTACAAACTGTTGCCCTTTCTGAACCTGGGTTTATTTTTATCGGTAAAGATGGTTATTTCAACTTTCAACAAAGAACACAAGATATTTCCTCTACGGCTGTAAAAACTTTTGCCGATGACGGAACAGGAATCTCTTTTAATACCTTACAAGTTATTTACGGATCAGAACAGTTGTATAACAGAATTACTATAACTTCGCCTAACCTGACCCCTAAAACAGCAAACGATACTGATTCACAAAACCAATACGGCATTTCCACGTTAGAACAAAATCTTCTATTAAATTCAGATGACGATGCACAAGATCTTGCAGATTATCTATTATCAAGATATTCAGAACCAGAATATAGGTTCGAGGCACTAGAAATTGAACTAGCAAATCTTTCAACAGCGCAACAAAATGAGGTTTTATCCCTTGAATTAACCGATATTGTTAGAGTTAAATTTACCCCTAATGCGATCGGTTCGGCTATAGATAAATATGCGCAAATAACCGGAATTCAGCATCGAACAAATTCTATCTCGCATAGGGTTACAATAGGATTAAGCACTTTAGATTATGCAAATTTCGTTCTAGATGATAGCATTTTCGGAGTACTTGATTCTAGCCAATTAGGTTTTTAAGGAGTTATTCGTGGGTTCAGGATTTAAAACCTTTACAGCAGGTTCGGTTTTAACGGCCAGCGATGTTCAGAATTATTTGCAAGATCAAGCCGTTATGGTTTTCGGTGGTACTGCCGCAAGATCTTCAGCAATAGGCACAGCAAATTTCGAAGAGGGCATGCTTACATATTTAACAGATGTAGATAAGTTACAAGTTTATACAGGATCATCTTTTGCAGATGTTTATCCTGCTGCTGCTTCTAGTGGTAAAGTTGTGCAAATTGTTTATGCTTCAACAACAACTGGTACTACTTCAAGTTCTTCTACTTATGCCGATACAACTTTAACTGGAACAATTACACCAACTTCAGCAAGTAATAAAGTTTTAGTTATGGTTAGTCATAATGGTTGTGAAAAAACAACAAATGATACTTCTATTGGTATGAGACTTTTTAGAGGTGCTACAAACATTTCACAAATTGCAGTTGATGCAGGTAAAACAAGCACCAATACAAGAAACAATTTTAATATGATAAGTATAAATGTTTTAGATGAACCAGCAACAACTTCTGCTACAACATATAAAACACAGTTTAATAGTCAAGGAAATAATGCTACAACAGTTGTTCAACAAAATAATTCTCAATCAACTATTGTTTTGATTGAGGTGACTCCATAATGATAGAAACACAAAAAATATCAGAAGCATTAATTTCTTTAGGTTACACAACTGGTTGGGTTGTTACAGGTACAGAAATTACTTGGGTAGATGAACCAGCAGTTAAGCCAACTCAAGAACAAATTGATGACAAAGTTTTAGAAATTGAAAGCATTTTAGAGGCAAAAGCACAAGAAGAAAGAGCCTTAAAAGTTTCTGCTTACAAAAAACTTGGTTTAACTGAGGCAGAAATCAACACAATACTTTAAATTTATATATAAATTTATCCTGTAGAATTAGGTTAATCGAAAGGCTATTTAATGAATACTAAAATTATGAAAGATGTTGTTTTTAGATCCGTAGCATTGTTTTTAGTAACAGCGCTTCCCGCTATAGGCGCAGGATCTTTTATCGGAGTTGAACCAGTTAATTCTGCTGTTATTGCAGGAGCGCTTGCTGTGTCAAGAATCGTTACAGATTTGGCTAAAGCATTTTTAGATGACGGAAAACTCACCCAAGAAGAAGTTGATGCAATATTTAAAAAGGCTAACAAAAAAGAAGAAAGCAAATAACTTTGTATATCCAACTAAAAGACGACAAAGTTGAACAGTCTTTCAAACCTAATGTGTGGACACCTATGGTCCTCAATGATAAAGATGCGATTGACCCAACAAGTGAGGGTAATTGTTTTTGGGAAGCCCAACTACATTTAACTTTACCTAAAACAGGTAGACCAACGTATGTAAAAATGAATTACTCAAGAAATTACAAAAAAGAAAACGATACTACTGGCACAAACACTTACGCTGTGCCAGCAGATGTTACCTCTGTGCAGTTCACTTTATCTTGGTTCTTCAAAGCAAAACCTGGTACACCTATTTCTTGTATGGTTTATCACAACGGCAAATCAAATATTGTTTCAGAGATTAGACAATTCAAAGGGATGATAATTTAATGGGATTACCGATTCAAAATGGAAAGATTACAACTCCTTATAAGAAAAAAGGAAAAATGTGGTCTAAGGGTTACCATACAGGAATTGATTTTGCTGTTCCTGTTGGAACTAACATTATTGCTGTCGCTGATGGTGTTATCGCTAACGCCAACTGGGGCAAATCCTACGGCGTACAAATTGTTCAAGAAGTTGTACAAAACGATAAAAAATCTTGGGTTATTTATGCACACTTGTCGAAATCATTAGTTAAAGCCGGAGATAAAGTTACAAAGGGTCAGCATATAGGCGAATCCGGTAATACCGGTAATTCAAGTGGTCCACACTTACATTTCGAGAATAGAAATAATATTCGTTGGAGTGCCGGACAAGATTTAGATCCGAAAGCGATCCTAGAAGCATAAATGAATAGGCGCAATAACCTGCGCTTACTTTTAATTTTTATCCTTATTGGATTTGTTATTTCACCTGCTTTTGCTGACGAGCAAGAAATAAATTTAACTCCTGAACAAACCTATGTTGATGTGCCGGTTGTAACCGAAGAGCAAACAACTATTCATATAGAAACTATTTCGGGAACTCCTCAGACTAACCCATCGTTTATTGATTCTTGGGTTTATTTATTAGATTCAACTTATAACGTGTTATTTGCTGATGATGATTCAAACCATAGTGCTAGCAACGTGTTAGCATCTAAAATTAATCGAGTTATCGAAGCAGGGCAATATTATATTCGCGCAACTTCTTACGCTTTTGTTTGTTGCAATAATCCTGTAACCGGATCTTATCTTTTAACTTGGAACGGCGTAACAACTGTTACTCCTACACCTACGCCATCAATCGAACCGACTCCAAGTTTAGAACCTACTAGTTCACCAAGTCCAACTTTAGAACCTGAATTACCTACACCAACTCCGACGATAGAACCAACATTACAACCAGAGATAAACCAAAACACAGATAACTCAGAAAGCGAACCGATTTTAATTTCGGAAACTCTAACGCCACTACCAGACATAACCCCGCAAGAGATAGTAACGATAGAGCAAGAAATAGAAGAACAAATAATTGTAGAAGAAACATTAGAAACACCAATCGAAGAAGTTTCACTAAGTATAGAAGAATTACAAGAACAAATAAATGCTGAATATATAGAAGAAAACACTATACAATTAGAGTTACCAACTGCGCTAGTTGATATTCCTGGCGCTGAATTAATATTTGCTAGTGCTGAAGCAGTTTTAAATGTTGGTTCCGACATGACGGAAGAAGAAAGAGAAGAAGCGCAATCGGTTGTTGTTAGCGCAATCGTATTAACACAAATAGCGCAAATGGCTAGCGTAGGAATTAGTAATAGGAGATTTAAATAAATGAACTGGGTTAAAAAATATTTACTGGCTTTTGCCTCAGACACTTGGACTTATGTTGGATTATTAATCGCATTTTTCACTTTAGAGGGTTCTGCTAAAATTGTTACAGGTTATTTAATTCTAGGTGGATTAGCGATTTGGTTAATCTCTTTACCTTGGAGAGAAGATTCTTAAATGTGGATTCTTGAAGCCGGTCAATATGCCGGTGCTATTACAGCGATCTTGATTTTAGCCGGAATAATTATAAAGTGGGGGATCTTGAAGCCTATAAAAATTTACATAGATCAAGCGACCTACCCTATTCATCCGGAGAGCAACGGAGGCAGATCCTTGCCCGATGCTATAGAGGGAATTAAAAGGATCGAAAATAGAGTAATAGATATAGACACAAGATTAACTAAACTAGAGGATAAAAAGCGCTCTAAATCCTGACTTTGTCGGTGCGACACTATAGGCTTTTTAAAGCCCTATAGAGAGGATAAATAAATGGGTGAAACTGATCTATTAGATAAATTAATTCAAGAAGCAGACGAAACCGAATTCAAATGCTCTTGTTGTAATTTAGGAACTTGCGTTTCTATTGACGAAATGGTGGAGCCTTATGGGTTTTGATCTTTCTCAATATGAAACTGTAGACGAACGTTTGCATAAATTTTATGAAACGAATCCGAACGCGCGTGTATTTACTGAATTAGTTTCTTTCACTAATGAGCAATACATTGTTAAAGCGTTTATATTTCGCGACGCAAACGATACTCAACCACTTGCAACTGGTTACGCTGAAGAAAGAATCGGATCTTCTCCGGTGAATCGTAACTCTGCTTTAGAAAACTGCGAAACATCGGCTCTCGGCAGGGCTTTAGCAAATGCAGCAGTTAGCGCTAAAGGTAAAAGACCAAGTGCGTTAGAGATGGCGAAATCAGAAAGGCAAGAGGGATCAACTTACAAACATGTAGGAGGAGCACCTTTTCCAACTGAAGCATCAGAAAAGCAAGTTGCTTTTGTAAAAACTATCTGCGAGGATGCTTTTACAAATTCGGGTTGGTTAAATAATCCGGAAGCCTTAACTCATGTTACAGAGTGGTTAGGAAATAAAAGAACAATAAAATCGTTTAATGAATTCTCTAAAAAAGAAGCAAGCAGAATCATTAACGACAAGATGGGAACTCAAGGAGTCACGAACCTTGTAAAGTTCTTGCAATCAAAACAACCTGCAGATCGTGATCCTTGGGAAACCCCTAAAGATTAATACCGAAAGGTGTTACATGCTGGAAGAACTATTATTGGCTCTGTTCGGAATTAGAACAGAACCTCCTGTGCAGGAGTATCCGAATAGAGTCGTAGTAGTACACGTAAGTAGATCTAGAGATTTTGTAGACTACGCAAGAAAAAAGATAGATAACGAAACAGAATTTAAATGTTTTGATGAACTTATGCACCGAGAATCTTCTTGGAGAACAAGAAAAGATCCTCAGTTCGCCGATAATCCAAATTCAAGTGCTTACGGAATTCCACAGGCGCTTCCTGGACATAAAATGAGTTCAGCAGGACACGATTGGGCAACTAACCCAATAACTCAGATTCGCTGGGCAATCGGATATATTGAAGAACGTTACGGAACGCCTTGTAAAGCGTTAAAGTTTCACGACGAAAGAGGTTATTACTAAATGATCGATATTTTGATAATGGTTTTCTTTGCTAGTTTTGCAATAGTTTGTTTAGCCGTTCTTTTGGTAATTGGCTTGTATGCTATTTGGGCAAACCTTAAACCTGAACCGGAAGATAAATCAGATTCGAGGATATTTAAATAATGGGATTAAAAGAGGCTTTAGATCAAGAACCCGAAGTTATTAATCAAGTTTGTAGAGTTTATGCAATCAAGAAAAAAATGTCTTCGGAAGATAGAAAAGTTTTAGACGAATCTTTATTAGATCCCGATATTTCCACAGCCGGCTTGTGTCGCGCACTCAAAAAAGAGGGGTTCTCCATTAGTATTCATGCTATAGGTAGACACCGAAGAGGAGATTGTATATGTCGCTTAAGGAATCTTTAGAAGATTTAAATAATCAAAAGTCACCGGATCAAAAGCCTTGGGCAGAGATCGGACTCGACGGAGGCGAAATTTATACAGGTGTGCTGGATTCACCTATAGCCGATGATTGGACTCCTATCCTTAGATCTTTTGGTTTAGATCCTGACGTATTTATGGTTGTAGATGACAAAGTTAAAATGTCTAAGTGGCAACAATCGAAAAGAACAGAATCCGGCGATCGTGACGTAATCTGGTTGTACGCCTATAAAGCAGTTTTTAAACGCAAAGCCGGATTAGTTTTAGCCGATTCAGAATTCGAAAAGTACCGAAAAGAAGTTAAAAACTTTAAACCTAAAAAACCTATTAAAACTTCAGATGAGCAACCTACGACTTTTGTTGTTAATTGGGCAGATTGGCAATTAGGTAAATCGGCAGGAGGAGGAATTAAATCAACAGTTAAAAGAATCGAGGAATCTTTTCAAAAAACTGTAGATCGGATTCATGATTTAAGAAAACTTGGAAGAAATATTAACGAAATAGCGATAGTAAACATGGGTGATCCTGTGGAGGCTTGCACCGGACATTACGCATCTCAAGAGTTCTCAGTTCAGGCAACGCAAAGGCAACAACTCTTACTCGCTTTAGATCTTTGGACTATCGGATTAAAAACTCTTTCCGATTATTCCGACAACATCACTTTTATTGGAACTTTATCTAATCATGGGGAGTGGCAACGTAGGAACGGAAAACAATTTACAACTGATTCTGATTCTGCTGATGGTTTTCTTGCTGATGCTATAAAAAGAATTTTTAGCGAATCTGCTTATAAAATTAATTGGGTTATTCCTCACGATGAAATGTGTGTACAAACTGAACTAAGTGGAGTTCCTATTGCTTTTACACATGGTCATAAAATATCTGGAAAAGAAATAGATTGGTTAAGAGGTCAATCTATAAAACTATTAAGAGATCATGGTAAAGAACCTAAACTTTGGGTTACAGCACACAAACACCATGTAAAAGTTGATGACTTTGGACCTTGGTGGAGATTCCAATGCCCTAGTTTAGATGGGGGATCAAAATGGTACGAAGATCTTGCCGGCGCTTGGAGTACTCCAGGAACTTTAACTTTTCTTGTAGGTCAGCATGACAAAAACTATTGGTCAGATATTGCCGTTCTATGACTAGCGAAGAATTAGCAAAAGCAATCGGGCATACGATTGCAAATGTACAATCAAGAATTCTAAATATAGGTGCGCAACAATATGATTTAGGAAACAAGCAGAAAATTGAATCTAAAAATATTCCACAAATTTTAGACGACGCTCTAGAAGAGTTAGACGATCTTTTGGCGTATATTAGTTTTACAAGAATTCGGGTAGCACGTCTGCGTGCGCTGTTATCCGAACATGATCCGGTCGATTAGGTCGCCTCTACCAATCGACCGATGACGCGACCCTCTACGAATCCCTACGTGGAGGGTTCGCTTTTTCCCTCATGAAACGCCGGATACCCTCCCCTCTTCCTTTTTGTATAACGTTGTGTATATGATTGTTATACAAGGTCAAGGGATGACCGGAAAGAGGCAAAGAAATGAAGATTTATAACACAGAAGTAAAAAGAGTAAAGATCTACAAAGCAGTTGATTTAGGAGTTTTAGAAAGTCAAGGAGGCAAATTTTTAGCCTTTTGTACAGATCATGAACAATTTGTTCAAGGATCAAGAACTTCTTTAATCGGTAGATTTACTTTTGAAATTTGCGATCTTTGCGAATATCCAAGAGAAGAAGCAAACTAATGAGTGTAAAACTAAACGGAAAACCTTTTACAGGGGTTTCTTATAACCAAGGTGTATTTTCAGGTAATAGGGGACATATTTTTATTGATGGTCATGTTAAATGTTCTTATTCTTTAAATTTATCTGCAAAGAATCGTATTTGGGAAAAGATTCAAACTATAGAAGATTTTTTAAGTTTAATTAAAACAGGTTCAATTTGTAAAGTTTGCGCAGAACAAACAAAGAATTTAATAGAGGAGGCTAAATAATGTTAAAGATTTGTAATAAGTGTGGGGATCAAAACTATTTAAGTTTAATTCGAGGAGATAAAGATTTACTTAAATTTATTGGAATCGGGATTTGCCCCGATTGTAAAAAAGAAACGGAGGAATAAATTGGAAAGAAAAGATCAGCAGTTAAACGAAGTAAGAGATCTACTAAAAAGCCTTTACGGAGATTTATCTACAGAAGCGCTTTTAGGAATTTTTTCTACATTAGTAACTGAATCTCAGTTACAAGTTTTAATAGATAATTTAAAACTAAATCAATCACAGGAAAGGATCTAATGTCAGAAAAAGAAACGAAAGAAAATTTAATCGCTCTTAGATTAAATAATGAACAAATACGAGAAGTTAAAAGATGGGCAAAGCAACATAAAGCAAGCGTTTCTGAAGTTATCAGAATCGCAATCGAAATGATGACGGGAGCAAAAAGATAGATGGATACAATAAATCGCAAGAAACTTAAATCGGCAGAAGTTTTAATTAAATACTCTTGGATGCGAAACCACGAATCTTTTAGAACAACTGATTGCGAAATGGGAACTATCGATTGGGATCTGATCGAAAGAACTAACTGGACTTTTCATCAAGCAATCTTGGTTGAAGTTTTAAAGTTTTTAGTTTTAGAAGAATCTAACGTTTCTTTAGATGATCTAATGGCTTTATATCCTTACGATAGACAAGCCGTTATAACTGCTTTAAATGTTAAGTTCGCTGTTTCTGAACTTCAAGAGAACTTGGAGAAATAAATGGAGTGTCCACATGGTGAACCTAGAGGAGAAATTTATTGTCCTTTCTGCCGGAGAGAAAAGGGTTTAATTTTTGTTCCTGCTAATAAACGGAAACCTGTGGAATCTAATGGTGTCAGGGTGTCGGCGAGGCATCCTGATACCTCTTTAAACGCTGTTAAGAAAGCGTTTCCTAGATCCGGAACTAAGAAAAAATTAATATATGAATTAATAGTTTCTGCCGGAGTTAATGGGATGTGTGATCACGAACTTGAAATTAAAACAGGTTTTCGTCATGAATCGACAAGTGCAACTAGAAATTGTTTAATGAACGATGGTTGGATTATTGATTCG